GCCGTGATCGTATCGACCGCAAGCGTTACCGCTCCAGTGTTCGTGTTGTTCGCCTTGATGCAGAACAGCCGGCCAGTCAAGAACAACTCGCTGTTCATCGCCTCCCCGGTCGTGATCGTCATTGTGTTGACGGCGCCGGTATCCACGAAGTAAACGGGCTGCCCAGGAATGGGCCTCCAATCCCCGGAAGGCGGGATCTCAGGAACCCAGACCCGGATGCTGTCCACCCACGGAGCAACGTCCAGCATCTTAACCCACAGCTTCCCACGGTCGTCCACGCCCGGGGTATCGACCTGAATGATAACCTCGTCCTCCCCGTTGATGATGATGGGCAGGAGCGCGGCGAACTGGTTCAGGACAGCCTGCCAAGAAGCAGGACAGAACCCAGCAGGAATCGTCCCCGGAACTGGAAGGTAGGTAGCCATTAGCAGGTCTGGCACGGATCCGTGATGGCCGTGCAACTAGTGGGCGGTCTGGGGTTAGCCGTCTCGGTCTCAACCTTAGCAGTCAGCCGCATCTTCTTGAGATAGGCAGGGTTGTTCAGCTTCAGGCGGACCTGAAACTCGTACCCGTATCTGCGCTGTTCACAGTCAGTTGCGTTCACGCTGTCAGGAGCTAGGCCGAACCCGACCCGGCTACGCCCCGATGACTGGGGGAAGGTCGGCGGAACGCAAGCCGCAACTGATAGGGCCACACAACTTTCCGCATCCGTCTCGTACTGTGCCCACGGCACCCAGCACCCGCTGTTGTTGCTCTTGTAGAAGGCTTGTACGGTCAGGGCGTCTTGAATATCATCCAGCCAAAGCTCAAGGTTCCGCAAGCTCTTGAGCCCCATAGGGTCGGAAAACTGGTAGCTCTTGGTATCAATCGCCCAGTCCACTTCCTCCACGGGCTGCGCCGGTTCACCCTCGGTCACCATCTCCCAAAGCTGGATTTGCTCGTTGTCGCTGTTCAGAACGACCAGAATGCAACGCCGGCCAGCAGCGGTGTCTACCGTGACAACCTGAAGGATCGAGAAGTCGTTGAACGTCCATTCCCCTTCCCAAGCAGGGGGCAGCTTGGACCGCATCCCGCTCACAAGATCGAAGTCCAGAACGACCAGCTTGTGATGGATCGTACCCCTAGCCGTCCGCTCAGGCTGTGCCGTCATCAGCACCCGGTTATCAAAGTTCACCCCGTTGGCGTACGTCAACCACGTCCTCTGGTCTCTGGACAGGATGTTCCCAACCTCGCGGGAAATAGGCGTGTTCCCCCAGGTCCCGAAGTCTCGGCGGGCAAAGTAGAAGCTGCGGATCCCGTCCTCAGCCCTGAAGAATAGGTCCCCGTTTACCGGGACGATGCACTCATGACTAGTCGCCCCAAAGTTAAGCAGGCTGAACCGCTGGACCGGGGCCTGAAGATCACGCCAAACAGTCCTGTCCACAGGGGCGCTAAACTCGTAGATGCCCTTAGCCGTGAAGACCATCAGGCTGCCCTCACCGGAAGCCGAGTCCTGAACAGCCGTAAACGCTAGCCCAGTAATCTCCCCGTCGCTGGCCGGGATGGAGAACTTCCCGCCCTCGGCCAAGTAGGTGTTTTCCGTGAAGTACAGGATGGACGCTGCCCCCTTGGCAGGGTCGCTGTAAATCAGATCCCCACCCACGTAGTTCCGACCATCAGCAATCCAGATCCGGCCAAGCCCGTAGGCCATGCGGGTTCCAACCGGGATCTGCCCAGCCGTGTTCGCGCTAACCGTAACCCCATCGTACACGATGCACGGCCCCTGCCCGTCCTGGATCAGCAAGAACCTGTCCGCCTGAAGGAACCAAGCCTTGTCCAGATTGGAGTTGTTGACTACCGCCGTGTTCGGCTCCTCCAGTACAGCGTCCGCACTGGTAATGTTCACCCGGAAGATCCGGCCAGACAGGCTCATCCAAATCCAAGCGGACCCGTCCGTCTCCACGAAGCTGCCGGCCCCTTGAAACTTGAGCGTATCGACCGCATCCTTCACGTCCCTGCCAAACGTGTACTCAACGGGCTTAACCGTTGGCCTCCGGTGGGGATAGCCACCCCGGAAGCTGGCGTTCTTAGCGGAATGAACCTGGATGTCCGTAAGGACGGAAGGGGGGCGTCCTCCGTCCACACCGCCCTCAAGGCTCAGAAAGCCGTCTGCTAGGATGCGCGGTTCGTTCGTCATTTACGAATGCTTTCGCGAAGCTTATCAATCGAATCTGCCAGTTGATGATTGGCTTCACTGGACTTCTCCAGTGCACCGATAGCCCGCTCCGCAAGCCCGGTGATCTGGGTTTGGTTCTTCTCGGTCTGCCGCTGGAAGTACACGACGATCCACACCAGAACGCCAATCGTCCCTGACTTTTCAATGATGGCGTGCCAGTCAACGCCAGCATTAACAGCCACGTCGGAGACGCCAGCAACGGCCTGGGACGCCCCAACAAACAAGGATGCAAGGATAGACGCGATTAGTGGAGTTCCCATGCCTATAGTTGTGGTTGGTTTATTTGTTTGAGACGGAAGAAACTTGCTGTTGCTGTCCTCCTCGTAGTGCTCCTTCAATGCCGTTGAGTAGCTCAAGTTCACGTTTGTATCCGGTTAGAATGGTTTCCTTCTCGTCAGCACAACGCTTTGCGTCCGCTTCGATAACTCTCCACTTCCTAACGTCATCTTCCAAGTCTGAAATAACAGCAGCGTTGTACCCCTTAAGAGCGGAAACAACCTCCAGCATGGCAGTTGCAGCAGTGCTCATTCAACCTCCATGTGAGGGGTGCTCGGATCATCCTTAGGAACAAGCTTGAACCCGGAAGGAACAGCCGGCGGACCGCTTCGCGTTGACGGAACCGGCACCATGGAGCTAACGGCTGCCTTCACAGCCGCTTCCGTCACCACCCCAAGAGCCTCAACCTGATCGCTGGCGTAGCCGTCCAGAATGAACACGTCCCCCTGTGCGCTCCGGAACTCAACGTGCTTGATCTGCTCCTTCGTCCCGAACCGGCCAGACTGGTACAGCACACGGCCGTCCGGAAGCGTGGCTTTGCGGGTTGAACAGGAGCATGCAAGGAACAGAATGATTGGAAGTATTTTATTCATGGCACAACAAGCGTCCCAACGTTGACAGCTACAGCACCGCCAGAGCCGTTAAATTCGTAAGCTCCAATATCGGGAGCGCCACCGCTGTAAGGCCAAGCTGTTCCTGTTCCGTTCCATCCAGATAAAGCCACACCAGCGTTGATAGCAGAACTTCCAGACAAGATCGAACCGTCTGAACGAATTCCAGGGTTCGTTGCAACACCATGAGCCTCCTGTCCTGTCCCAGCATTGAATGCGCTAACGGACAAATAGCTTGTAGAACCGTTCCATTCGTCTGCAACCTTTGTATTGTCGGTAGTAAGCAGAACGTCGTAGTCCCAATCCTGACCGTCACGGCCCCTGTAAATCGGATAACGGTAGGCAATCAAAACGTTATTTCTGCTGACGAGACCAACCCAGTTCGATCCACCCACCCGGCTCATGGCGTCCGCAGCGTTCGTTCCGGCAATGAACGTGTTGTGGAACACGTAAGCCGCTTGGCTCTGCGGCATGTCGACCCCGGCCTTCACAACGTAGCTGCTGGAGTTGGTTGTCCTGCAAAAATTTCGGGCCACGTAAGCTGGTCCAATCGTGGGGCCGGCGAAGCCGATGCAGGATGCGGCTACTGGCGAATCTGTGATTATGTTCCCAAGAAGAACAGAATTGATGCACTGCCCTTCAAACTCAATCCCGTCATCGTTCCAGCCTGTAACCGTGTTGGCCCTAACTAGACCGTGGTCGTAAAGGCTCTGGGACGACCTTGAAATGGGATCCCTGAATGTCCCAGTGAACGTGTTAGATTCGATGGTAAGCGCACCGACGATCTCGCCCTCTCCGTAAATGCCAAATACGGAGTTCCCAGTATTATCGGTTGTGAACGAACAGCCAGAAACGATACCGTTTGAAACAGACGTTCCACTAATAGACAACCCAGCATCACCGTAGGTGCCGGATTCGGACACGTCCAAGAACGTACAGCTATCAATCACCCACTGCGAACCTCCCGAAATAGTAAGAGAATCACCGTTCCTGGTCGGGAACGTTAGGCTGTTAAGCCTAGCCTTAGTCGCATTAAGCGTCATGTTCGATACCGTTACGGTACCTCCGTTCGCCTTAAGTGTGGTCCATCCAGATGCCCCGCTGTTCGTCCACGTCCCACCAAAGTACGTCCCTGGCGCAACAAGGATAAGAGCACCGCTGGCAGCCTGAACATTTGCGTTTGTGATCGTCTTCCATGGGCTTCCAGAACTGCCATTCCCCTCGGATCCAGCGGCAGCGTCCACGTAGTTTGTCGAAAGAACCGGCCACGACCTAGATTGAGTGCTGATCTGGTTCGTATAGGATGCCCCTCCTCCGTCCACATCCGTCCAAGTCAAGATCACATCATAAGAAAGCCCCGACTGCAATCCAGCAATTGCAACGCGAGCCTGATTGCTGTTAGAGTTTGACGCCCCAGCCACAACAGGGCGACGGTCAATGGACGGCGTATAAGCGTTAACGTAAGCATCCGATCCTGTCCTGAACTGAACAGCAGCAACCGCGTTCCCGTTGTCATCCCCAGTAAAAGGGGCAACAACAGAAATGCTTCCGTATGTAGAGCGCAGAATCATCCCACTAGGAGTGATGCTGTTTGCACCACTCGCCACAAAAGGCAACAACGCGATAAGAAGCGGCAGCCTCATGGCGAATACTTGAAGTTAACTGGCCCATACGTGTTGTCCGTGGCTGTAGCGTTTGAAAACGACACCCCATCTGAGCTGTAACACCTGCCTTGGCAAACAAAACGGTCCGTGTGCTGGATAGTTGTGGTCCCGTCACCCCACCTATCCTCACTACCGCCGCTAACCTCGGAAGAAACGATTGCATACGTTCCTCCGTTAATCAGCGTCATAGAAACGGATGAATAACCGAACTGGTTCGTTGTAGCCCCTGCGCAGTTGAACGTGACGGATCCTACCAGCACAGCCGAACCAAATATGTTCGTGTAAACCGCCAGCGTGTGGCTAGCATCGTCCCCTGAAATAACCCATCGACCAAGGTCCGTAATGTTAAGGTTCCCGTTGGACACGACACCCCAGAATCCAAGCCTTCCAGTGAAGTCGTTGCGAAGTGTGGCAAGAGTCTGGTTCGTGACGTATGGGACAGACGTTGAACCGGACCTTCGCGACGCACCAATGAACGCACCGTCCTTAAGCGTTAGAACCTGCGCCGTAGCGCAGAGTCCCATTGCCACCAGAATTGCCAAGAAAATCCGCTTCATCGCGTGTAAACGGTTCCAACCGTTGCGATCACGTTCGTATTGTTCGAACCGTACCCGTAGAAGCTGATAGGCAAAATCTGCCCGGTCGTCAGCGTTACGGCGTTCGTGTTGTAAGCGAACTGTGCGTTTAGATTGACCGTGACAGACGCATTCGTCCCAGCCATGACCAGCACCGTCGCTTGGCGACCAGCCGAAACGTTCGTGGCGTGGAGGAACCGGATGCCCGTGAACGAATCGGTGATGTTCGGATTAATGATCTGGTACGGGTTCACCGTGGGATCAACCACGAAGTTCGTCACAGCCGAGTGTGCAGACAGCTTGGACTGGCTGAAAAGCACCCCTGCGCTAAGGGTCGGGCTGGACAGCGTTGGAGTCGTCGCCCTAACGGGGGCACCAGTTCCAGTCTCAGCAACGTCGTTGGTCAGCCGGTTGTCCGCCCCGAACACAGCGAACCTGGATGCCGTTGCGTTCGTGATCGAACGGGCAGGGAACGGGTTCGTGACGGTCAGCGTGCCGACGTTAAGCGTCTGGAAGGAAGCCGTGTCGTTCACAACAAGGTTGTCCACCTCAATGTTGGACAAGGCAAGGTTTGTTGAGTACAGAGAATCACTGAACACAGTAACGCGAATTCTCTCCCCATCAGGAAGTGCAGCAGAATCGGAGTCCTTCTGTCTCCAAAGAGTGAACCCATTAGTCGCAATGGTTCCAGACTTGATCCCGCAATATGGGTAAACTGAAGCAGCCTGACCCTCTGCAATAACAGCAACCGAATAATTGGTCCCAAGGTTCTGCGTGAACGTCACGTTGTATTCATCGTAAGTTGCAGGAATCCCAACGTTCAGGTTCCACGCCACCGAATTTACGATACCACGAACAACAAGGTTTGAAACCTCATTCCCGGTTCCAGCGTTTGGATTAGCAATCCATACAGCGGAGCCAACAACCATGGCGGAATTGGTAACACTTCCGCCCGGAGCCGTAGCAACAATGTCCCCATTCGCATTCGTGCTCCACGTCACAGTAGTAGAGTTTGTGAGCTTGGCTGGCTGGATAAGGACGTTGTTGACGAACAGATTCGTCCCCATGCCACCACCACTGCCAGCCGTGACGTTGACCTGAAACGCTGTCCCGTTAGTCGTGATAACGACGTTCGTTCCAGCCACAACGCTAGGCCAGTTGGTTCTGGACTGGCCGCCAATGGAGACCACCTTTGGGCTGGTCACGGTCAGGTCAGAGTAAACCGTAAACAATCCGTTTGAAATGTTGGCCACATCGGTTCCCTGACCGCTGAACCTCATGTTTCGGACGTTAATTCGAAAATCGCCGTAGGTGGATGTGTCTCTGTCGTAAACAGTCAAAGCCGCCCTTCCGGCACCGCCAGACCCGTACACTGTATTCGTAGCATCATATCCAAACTCGATGCCCTCTCCAGTGGTAGGAAACGACACGTTTGTGCCCGTACCCACCAAGCGAATTAAAGAACTCGCCGGAGCCAGTTCGATGTTTCCGTCACCCGTCATGAGGTGGGCACCTCCGTCGCGCTTCCCGAACCGCATGTAATCCGTGAATGAAGTTCCTCCGGACATTTGCCTCCCGCGTTGCTCCTGATAGGTATATCCGGATCCGTCCTGAGCCCGCCAGAAAGTCCATTGACTGTATGGGGCGTTGGTGAAGTTGAATCCAGTATGCGCGGCAATATTTGAACTTGTAACTTGAAGCCGCAGGTGCCCATCTGTAGAAGCAAGACGAAGTGCGCCTATAGAATCTCCGTTGTCCCAGTGTCCAAGTTGACCAGAGTTCTTGAACGTTCCACCAGTTGCGTTTGTGCCAACAAAATAGATCGTCGGTGAACCAACTACGTTGGAAGCGAGGATATTCCCAGAAAACGTATTTGCTGATCCTGTCAACACGTTGTTGCTAGTGGTGTAAACGTCCCCACCTCCACCCCCAGTGGTAAGCAGAGCGTAAAACGCAGAATCAATATCGTTCGTGTCCAGCGAGTTCGCCACGACCGAATAGGACAGGTTCGTTCCAGCAAGTGTCCCAGCGATCTTAGCCGAGTTTGTCAGGTTAAGCGTACCCTGCTGCGCCCCGTTCACGGAAACGACCGTACCAGAGTTGGTACTCGCAGACCCGTTAGCAGCCGCCGTGATCCGGCCTTGAGCGTCCACGGTAATGTTAGCCGTGGTGTACGATCCAGGAGAAACGGTCGTATTGGACAGGGCCAGCGTGACCTCTTGGGCAGCCGTGCTGAACAGGATGCTAGGGCTGCTCTTGATGTTCGTGATGGACGTTCCATCCGCGTACACGTTGCCGCCCTTGCTGTTCACCCACGCATAAAAGGTGGAGTCGATCTTGTTCGTTGCAACAGACCCAGAAACGAGAGCGTACGTGACGTTCGTTCCAGCAGCCGTCACCCCAAGCTCAGCGGAATCAGCAAGGTTCAGTGCGGACAGATACGTCCCATCCACGGACACGGACGAACCGTTAGTGGCCCCGCCGCCTCCAGACGAGCTAATCGTAATCGTCTCGTTCCCGGTGTCGTATGCGAATGCGATGTTCGCCCCTGCAATGAGAGCATTGGTCAGATCAGGCCAGAAGTTGGTGTACGTGGCAGCTGAGACAACAGTCCACGCCCCGTTGTTCCGTCCATACGTGTTTCCATCGGAAGGAGCGTCATTGACCGTGGCAAGCCCCCCAAGCCCGGTTATGGTCGTGTACGACTGGGTTCCAGTGTGGTTGGCGCGGTCAAGGTAGTAAGCACCGGATTGTCCATCCAGAAGGTCGGCGTCCAGGCCAGAACCGGATCCGCCCACGACGTTCAGCTTACCACCAGCAACGAGGAGGTTCGTCCCGGAGAAGTCGTCAATGAACTCGCCATCCACGGTGATTCCGACAGCCGGATCAAGCGTAAGCCCAGTGGACAAGATCGTTGCGATAAGGGTGTTCCCGTGGTAGAAGTCCATCGGAAACGTTCCACCAAGGCTACCGGCAGATTGAAGGCGACCACGATCACCGAGCACCTTCATAATCATCCGGAAGTTGTTCGTTCCTGGATCGGCGTTGATAGCAACGAACCCAGTATCGACATTCGTATCGCTACCAGCGATGACGATTGAGTTCGTAGGCATCCCAAGGTTCAGCGCAATCTGCTGCGTCTGACCAGCCGTGATCCGTCCAGCAACAGAAAGCTCAGCCCCATTCTCAGGCTTCCAGCCAATACCAACACCCCTGTTATCCATGGAGATATTGGTCTTCGTGGCCGTCTGCAACTCAATCAATGACGTTCCAGAAGAAGCCGTTGAAACAATCGTAAGATGGTTGGTCCTGTTCGTGGACCCTCCAGAAATCGTTTCAACCGACTGCTGAACAATGATAGCCCGTGCGTTCGTCGCTCCATCAAACGACCCGATTACAACAGCATTCGTATCGGTAACGTTGATTCCTCCGACAATCAGCCGAGACGTAGCAAGCGGATTGAACGTCCTCGAAACTTGGCTTGGATGAGCTCCAACCAGCAAGTCTCCGAGGATCTGCTGCCCACCCTCAAAGGATGAATCAAGGATCGTGCCTGGGAAGTCGATTGGGGAAATGCGGGTCAAGCTTCCAGGTCCACCCTGAATAAGCATCATGTTCCCCATGACGATATGGCCCTGAGAAGTCCAATCCTCAGCCTGAATAAGCCTGCGTGAACCGGATGTTCCACCTTGGTTTTCGAACCGATTGAAGACGATGTTCGCGGATTGCGTGTTCGTTCCGATCCAAACTCCGTTGGTCAAGTACCCCTCAAACCCGGAGTTCATCACCGTAAAGCGATTGCAGTTCCGGAAGAACACTCCAATGTACCCACCATTCGTAGAGACTCCCTCGGAGTTGAAATAGCAATCGTTGATTACGTTGTCGTTAGGACCGCCAGCGGATGAAGGTCCGCCATTACCATAGAACCCGATGGACGCTCCGCGACGAAGATAGAAACGGCACTCATCAAACGTATTCCTCCAGTTACCTCCGTAAATGGCATTGGTCGTCACGTCGTAGTTTCCAAACGTGTAGACGCCTCCAGACCATCCACTGCCAGCCCCAGCCGTGGTATTAATGTTCCTGAACCTGGAATCAGAAACGTCCACAAGATGAAGCGCATTAGAAGGAGCAAACCCTGCCCCAGTCGTCATCCGAATGTTCTTGATCTGGACGTTGTAAATGCGAGGCAGTCCGCCAGGAACCAGCCCAAGATATTCAAACCCGTTCCCGTTGTGGCGGAACTCAAGGTTTGAATCCCATCCGTCACCGTCGATAGTCAGAGAATCACGAAGCGGGAGTGCGCTTGTGAACGTATAGGAACCGGATCCTTCAGGGAGATAAATCGTTCCGGGTGTAGCCGTGTAGTTAATTGCCGCAGTAATCCTAGCCGTATCGTCACGACCATCCCCAGCGATTGCACCCCACCAACGAGCGTCCTGCCTGTAGTAGCTGGCATCAGCGGCCCGCCAGTAATAGTCGGTGTTCTTGGTGGACCGAATCAGATTCGCGAAATTGGTTGTCCCAGCCGTCTTCGTTGCGGTGAACTCCCGAGCAGAGCTTCCCCAGTCCTGAGCCTCGTAATAGCCATCGACCAAATACGACACCTTGCCGCCAGTATCAACGGCAGCAGGGTCAATGGCCGTAACAAGATTCGTCAGCGAATCAATGCGCCTGACGGCAGACTGGCCGTGTGCGGCCAACGAGAACAGGAGAACGCAAGCGATGACTAGAAAGCGCATAATTAGACCAGTCCTCCCTCCCTGATAAACGTCCGCATTACCTTGATTCCACCAGCCGTTTGCCGAATGTCCGATCCGTTTGGAACAAGCGCAGGATTATCGGTCCGTTCCCATGTGGACACGATCCCATCATCCGTGGCATAGTTCCAGCAAGTGGCCTCCCACCAGTCCGTGGTAGTGCTAACCTCCATGTCCGAAACGGTGTTGAACTCTACATTACACACTAGATCGGTTCCTCCCCCGCCAGAAGTCGGGTTGCAATCGCAGCAAACGGAGTCAAAGCAATCTCCGAAAGCAACCCATCTAACGGGAACTTGTCGTGGCATGGCGGTTAAGAAAGAGGGGCGGCACAGGACTCCTCATCCCATGCCGCCCCGTTGCTATTCAATCTTAGGTGCAGCCAACAATGGTGTTGGACACAGGGCACCGCTTGTAGAAGATGATCGCACCAGCCTGCGGGTTGGCCCCGGGACGAGGCGCAGCCGTAAGCTCTCCGAAGTGGCGACCGAACTTATCAAGCGGATCCAAGCAGGCGTCACCGGAGGCAGCCTGGAGGGCCTGCGGGCCGGTCACCCACTTCCACTCGCCCATAGCCGGCGTGGACGGCCAGGACAGGCCACCAACGCTGGAGGGCGGGACAACCTTCTCAACCCGGAACGCCTCAGGAGCGAGGATCAAAGCCGCCTCGTAAGGGGCCGTGGTCGGGTTCAGGTAGGTGCTGGACACCGTGGACTTCGTGCCCTTGGTGGCAGCCGAGGACGTGAACGGGCTAACCCGGACGTACTTGGTGCCGTCATGGGTGAAGCGCCAAGGAAGGACAACCGGCAGGTGCCGGAAGTTCTTAACGGCCTGGGTCGCACCGAGCCGGTTCAAGAGGCTCTTGGGGTCAGCGTAGCGCAGATCCGTGCGAAGCTCCGCGTTGTTCGTGAGGATGTTGGCGCTAGCCGTGGAACCAATGTTCAGCGTCCACAGCGGGCCAGACGGACCCCACTCAATGAACCCGTTACCATCCGCAGCAGACGGAAGGGAGCGGTTCGCGATGAACAGCGGAACCATCCGGTCAAGCATCTGCTGGGTAAGCTCAGACGTGGCAACCGCAGCGGTCAGCGTAGAACTGGCCGTGCCGAGTGCGTTACCAAGGGACGCATTCGCAACGTAAATCGGGACGGTGCGGGCGTAGTGGTAGAACAGGAACTCGTCGTAATCGCGCATGACCTGATAAGACAGATCCTCAACGTAGGCGTTGATGAACGTATCCGGGTCGTGCGTGAAATACTGCTCGTCCTTACAGAAGATCGGGCCTCGATACTGCAACCGCTTAGGGCTGTAGGTGCTGGAAGTGAACCCGATAGACAGGTCCGTGAAGCTGTAATCGCAAGCACCCGTAACGGCCCCAGAGGCATCGGCAGGGCTAATCCCAATGGCGTTACCGCCAGTGTTCATAGTCGCCAACTCGTTGCGCTCAACCGTGAAGATCGTCGCCGTAGTGCCAACGTTCTGAGGAAAGACCCCCTCAGGGATCGCGTTCATCAGCACGCTATTGAACTTGGCGCGATTGTAAATGTCGTTGCTAAGGTATTCCGTAGCAACCCGAAAGGCATCAAACTCTGTACCGCAAGACATATTTTTATCCTCTATTCGGTCATCTGCGTTTCTTAGCCGTCTGTCCAGTGCCTACAGGCACCGGCTCGGTTGCATCCCGTGGCGACCCGGGAAATTCGCCTATGACCCTTGCGAGGGGCCCTTACGCTTGCGGCTGGGTGAGGCCGCTTTCTTCCACCCACAAAGGTTCGTGCGTGTCGAAAAGAAAACAGCAAGTCTAAAAAGCAAAAACCCGACAGATTTCTCTGCCGGGCTGCTACCGCTATAGACTGTTCTTTAGGAGGCTGGCGCCATCGCCCGCTTCATCGCCTCCATAAATGTCTTAGGCTTATCAGGTTGCGAAGACGGCCCAGACTTGGACGCCATCGGCCTAGACGACTTCAACTCCTCAAGCTGCTTGGTAAGCTCAGCGATCTTTTTCTCTGCCGCTGGCAGCAGTCCGATGCTAGCCCGTCCGATTTCAGCGTACACGGCAGCCTCGGCGAGCTTGTTGGGATCCGTCTCCTTGGTAAGCAACGCCTCCACAGAGGCGCGACGAGCGGCCACTTGCGAGTTCCAAGCGGCATCATCCGGCTTCTCGCGGAACAACGGCACTTCCTCAGCGGCAGCGGCAAGGGCATCCGCGATGTGCCGCTTCACGAACTCAACCTGTTCAGCCGATTTGCGCTGTGCGTCCTGGGTCCTTCGCTGTTCAAGCTGGTCAGCGTAGTTCTTAGCCTGCCCAACAGCCGCATCACGGCGTTCGATCAGGTTCGAATAGGACTCAACCGCGTTGACAACGGCAGCCTGGGCGAGCGGGGAAAGCTCGGAGACAGCCTGTTCCAAAGCGGCCAACCGCTGGGCAGAGGCGGGCTGTTCGGCCAAGAACTTGACCGTGCCCTTCAGGTTGTCTGGAACGTACTGGAGCAGCCTGGATTCAGCCGCCTTGATGGGAGCCACGAACTCCCGCTGGAAGTCCGGGTGCCGCGTCACGTCCGCAACCTTGAGGCTTTCAGAGAGGCTGTCCCGCTCCTGCTTCAACTGGGCAAGCTCAGCCTTGGCTGCCTCGTACTCTGCCGGCGTGAGGGCGGAGCGGGCCTTTTCAAGCTCAGCCTTGGCCGTGGCGTGCTCCGCCTTCAGCTTCTCGTAAGCCTCACGAAGCTGCTTGGGGCCACCCCCAGCCTCAGCCTGTTCGGTCTTGTGCTCAACTGGCTTGGCTTCGTCCGTCTTCGTCTCGTCTGGGGCGGGTTGTCCGACCTGAGTGAAGCGCCCCTGCTTATCGCGGGTGGCAACCTCCACGGTAGGCTTAGACGGCTCAGTCGCAGCCTTGGCAGCCTCGGTAGGCTTAGGCTGCTCCTGCCCTGAAAGCGCAGCCTTGACGGCATCAGCTAGCGAACGGTTAAGAGCCGGCGGGGCTTGAACCTCAACAGCCGGCGTTGCGATGACTTGTTCTGGCATCTTAGTTGTCTGTGAAAGTTTCTCCAACCTCCTCGTAACCGGCCCACTCAGCGAGCATCTTCAGCTTGCTAAGCGCATTGCGATAGCCCTGGTCAGCGTTATACATGCAGGCAGCCTCCTCAGATGGCACAACCCCTGGATTGGATCTAGCAGGACTATTGTCCTCCAGAATCGCTAGAACCTCTTGCCATTGCGGGCTTGCGAGGGCGGCGGCGAGCCATGCGACGGCGCTTTGGTCGGTTCGCCACTGTTCGAACGTCCTCACCGATCCCAGCGTTCTCCGCAAGCTTGGGGGAGGTTCTGCCGCTTTCTTTGGTTTGCTCTTTGAGTTCGCCATGTGGAATTTGAATTGTAGCCGAACAACAATCGTTTACACCCAAGCTAACCGTCCAAACCTTTTCCTTGAAGATCGCCCCGCAAGGGAACACCACCAGCGGTAGCGTCCCATGAAATGGATCATTCTCGGACGCAACAAGGAGCGGCTTGGGCGTGATCGAAGTAACCCGAAAAGGAGGCTTAGCTTCAAACGAATACGCCCCCATGAAATACCGCCGCTTACCATTAGGCGCAAGCCCGTCAATGGACGAATGGAAGAAGCTCCAGTATTCATCCCCAACACGAACCGGAGGAGTCCCGCCGCGAACATGCCCGAACTTCCACGCTCCGAACTCGTCCCCTTCCGTGTGGTACTGAGCGGAAACCGTAGGCCCAAACGTCCAGCTAAGAACTTGATGGGGCTGCGTCATGTAAACGCACATCAACTGCCCTTCGTGCTCAAACCAAAGCCAGTTCTTTTCGTTCCCGGTGTTCTGCATGACGGACCCACCGTTCGCTCCGTAGAGCGGATCCTGCATGGACGCAACCTGCCAGTCATCGGTCAGCATCGCCGTGCCCTGGTGCGCCCCGTGCCACGTATCGTCAGCGTTTACAACGAAGGTGCAATAGGACAGGAAAAGCTGCCCGTTCCATTTCGTGATGCGCGGGTCTTCAAAGTGCTGATTCTTGTAAGCCCCAGAAAGCGGGATCTTTAGTCCAGAAACGGGCTGCAAATCAGCCCCAAGACGGAAAGCCCAGATGGAATTCATCCCGTGCTTGGTACCAATCTTCTCCTCCGCCTTTCTAGGGACAAGCCAGATCGAGCCGTTATGTTCGATGATGGACGGGTTGAAGAACCTTGGATTGCCTGGACCGTCCAGAGCCCGCCCGTAATTCACGAACCGGGTCGGCCACGGGGTCTGCTTGACTATGGACGGGACGTTCATTGGCGAACACGGTAGAGCCTGCATCCCGTGACTTCAATGATCTGGTCGCATTCAGACTCAAGAATCTGGACCGCCTTCTTGGTCGTGTTCCACTCAACGTCATCGAACCAAATGTGCCCACCCGGAGGAACATGGGGCATCCACTGGAGCACGTCCCTAACCGAACACTCCTCACTGTGGTTGCCGTCAATGTGAAGAATGTCGATCTGTTGGAACAGTTGGTGGCAGTCCTGACTCTTGGCGACGATCACACGCACCCACGGCCAAAGCTCACGCTCCGTGATGCCCGTTAGGCACTGGTCCCGAATCGCCTGGATATTGATGGACTTCCACCATTCCTTATTAGCGTCTCCGACCTCCCCTTCAATAGCAGCAGGAACCGTCCAGGGATCAATCCCCCAAACCACCCCGTCCATTCCGCCATAACAGAGCGCCACGGCCTGAGCCACCAGCGACTTCCCTCCGAACACCCCAAGCTCAACGGAGACAGCGGGGCGGACCCTTAGAATAAGGTCTGCCATAGCCTCCGCCTTCTCAGGCGTACACCAGCCTTCCGGCATGGCCGTCTTAACAAGATGCTCTTTCAGTCCTTGAGGAATCATTCGATCTCCTTCCATGCGATAAGCTGCCGTCCACGCTCGTTGTCCTTGTAAACCGTGAACCCAAGGTCCAGCAGATCAGCAACGGCAGGCTGCTTCACGTACGCTTGAGCCGGGTTGATTGCCTGAATCCGAGCCTGCGGCTCACCCTCATGGTGCGTCTCGTCCGCGGACGTAATGAAGACGAGCTTCTTAGCAACCGCACAAAGCTGCTCAAGCGCACGCCTTGAATCAGCGATGTGCTCCAGAACTTCCGTGCATTGCACAAGATCGAACGAACGCCGCTCAAAATGGCTGGTCAGTTCAAGGGCGTCCACCCCGTTTCGAACCTGCCAGTTAAACGGGATGTCGCGCACCTTGAAGATGTCGCAAGCGACCCGCGTATGGACTCCCGGATGGTTCGTCCAATAGCCGCAATCGAACACGCCACCGTGCCCAGCACCAACGTCCAGAATCGACCGGATCTCCATTCCAGCATGGACCTTGCGGAAGAATTGTTCCGGGTGAGGATAATACTGGACTTCTTGGAGTTCTGGGTAGGTCGGCATTACAGTTCGCTCAAGGGTTGCCCATCGTACCAATCCCGGTCTGGGATCTGAGAAACCGGAAACTCCCCGCCTCGGAGGACGTGCTCCCGCATGGCCCTGATTCCACCCTCTGGGAAGTAGTTCGGAGCCATGTTGCGTCCGCTTTGAACCATATTCAGAATTGCATGGCTCTTGTCGTTAGGGCTAACGCCCTTGTCGCGCCTCAGGAACGGGCGGTCCTGAACGTGCCCTTCCTCGCTTTCTAGCGTCCAGATCCGCTTATCAAGCATAGTCGGGTAGCCGTTTGCGTTCAGCATCATCCCAGCAATGTAATCCTCGCTGCCAAGCCCAGTGCTATCGCAAGCCTCATCGTACCCGTTGATCCTAAGGAACGCCTCGGTAGGCCCGACAAGGCTGCAACCAAACAGGAGCGTACCGGGCGCAGGCGTAGGTTCCATTCCTTGGACGTATCCCATTCGGCTGTCCATACCGCCAGCCCAGTCCGAATGGGACACAACCCGGCCATGCTCAACCACAAGCTGCTTAACCTTGCGATACATCCCCATCCCAACGTAACCGCCCTTTATGGCGTCCTTAACGCCGTCCAACCATTGCGGGCCAAGGACGCTTAGATCGTCCACGAACGCAATATGATCCCCGCAGGCATGGCAGATTGCCGTATTGCGGGCATTCGCGGCGGCGAAATACTCGCTACTTGTGAGCTTGTGAGGACCCTGCCAGACGGTGGGCTTGGGTGCCACATGCTTGAAAGGAGCATGAGCCAGTGCGGCAAGGCTTTCAGTTCGCCCAGGTTCGTCGCGGAAGTAGTCAACGACGACAATCTGCTTGTCCCCATAGTTGCCCCACGTCTGGTTATCGAGGCTATCAAAGAACCACTTAATGTTCGGCTGGCGCCGAAACGTCATGTAGCAAATGGAAAGCATCTAGTTCAGACCCAATGAAACCAGATGCTCAATGGGCCAGTCAACAACTACTTCGCACTTTTTTCGTTAGCCTGCTGCTGATTCTTAACAGCCGTAGCAGTAACAGCTTGCGCGTTCTTAACTGCCGTTGCACGAATAGCCTGAGCGTCTTTAATCGTCTTGGAGCGAAGGTCCGCAGCGGTCTTTGCGTCCTTCAAGGCCAGATCCGCAGCTTGCTTCTCCTCCTTGAGGCGGACCTGTTCCTTAGCCTTGTACTCCTTGATCTGCATATCCCGCTGAGCCTCGGCCATCTTAAGCTGAGTCTCCGGGTCCGTGCCGTCCTGAACCACTTGAGCCTGTTGAGCCACCGCAGCCTGTTCAGCCTGTTGCGCCATCTGCTGCTGAAGCTGATCCTCAAGCTGGTCAGCAATCTTCGCCAACGCTTTCCACTGGGCCTCAAGGACCTTGAACTCGTCCTTACGGGTGGGGTTTGCGCTCAGTCGTTGCAGGTGCAAAGCGCAATGTTGCCCGGCTGCCTGTAGGACACCCAGCACATCCGCCGGATTGGCCCCCTGCTCCAAGGACTGGGCAGCTTGGGAGGCGAAACCCAGGTGCTCTTGGAGATGAATAGTGTCGTTCTGGTAAACGGTGATGCTGACTTGGCCTCGGTTCCTGAGTGTATCGTTTTCAACCTGAGCCTCCCATCGCTGCTGCTGTTCGTAAGGCCGGATCTCTGGGGCAGGGTTGTACCGGGCGATATGGTCCTTGCCGAACCGGGCAGCAATCACGTCGTTAATGAGCCGTTGCTTTCCGTCCTCAGGGAGAATCGGGTAAAGCTCAGAAACAGTCTGCCCAAGCGCAAGCGCCCGCATGTAGTGGCTGCCCTGTCCAACCGGTCGAGTCGCTGAAATTCGTGCCGTCTGAAGGATCTCAGGCGGCACCCCGCGAGCAGCACATCGAGCCTGGAACTCAAGAGCTTGTCGTTGCCAATAGTTGATTTTACTCTGGTCCGGGTTGATGGCCCTCCGGTAAATCTCCTGATAAAATTCGTCTAGCTGCTGGTAGAAGCGGGCAATCTGGGTCTTGCCAAGGATGGACTGCTTCTGAAGCTCAGCAGAGACCTCGAAAGCGGTGCGCGGGTTGCCCTCAGGCTTCTCCAGCCTAGCCCTGTACTGCCCAAGGTTAGACGCCAACGTGCCGTCCAGGTCCCGCATGACAGCCATGGGGGCGTCCAGAGCCCCGCCGCTGTTGATGTTGATGTACTCAAGGTTATCCGGAACGACAGCAAACGGCCCAAAGCTGGTGATCCCAAGCTGTCCACGGGCAGCCTCGCCTGTGCGCCGGTTCTGGAACATCAGCGCCCCGCGCATGAAGGCAGCATCAACTGAGACGTTTTGGAGTCTCATCTTGGCCGTCAGCAGGTGGAACATCTTGACGCCCAATCCCCTAACGGAATGGTGATACCCGTCGCCTCGGTCGTAATAGAACGCCGTGATCGTCTGGCGAAGGTCATCGTACGTCTTGGTTTCTTGGAACAGGAAATCGTCTTGCGTGTCTTCCGTGGCAACCCACGCCTCGGAGATTCTGGAAACCCCGTCCTCGTCCGGGAACTCTTTGTAAAGGAACTTTGCCACGCGCACCCGCTCGCACCAGTCCCCAACCGAAATGTCGTTGTTTCGAATCCACTGCTGATAGTCCATCCACTGCCCCGGACCATACCACGGTTTCCCAGAAACCCGCTCCGCAGCCCTGATAATCGCCCGCTTCACCGCTGCCACGTTCCAGCCCGCAGCGGAAGCAGCCTCCTCGTCCGCGATGTAGGCGTAAAGCTCATCGACCCGGTAGTTGCAGGTCAAGAAGTACCGCTCCCAGTCCACAACGTTGCTGGGCGAACCATCCGGCACGTCCAGTTCGTCATGCCGCCACCGCTTGGGGCGCCAAGTGTACGGGTCTTCCCAGACCTGAGGCCCGATCCCATACTCTACCATGTCGTTGATAGAGCACTGGATAGACCAATCGAAGCTGTCATCCGTCTTCAGCAACGCCTCAAACTCGACTTCGATGATGTCCGCCAAGTCCTGAGCCTCCGCAAAATCGCCCTGGACCTTGACCGTAGCGCGACGGTCAACCTCTGAGAATAGGTCATAAAACGCTCCAGTTGCGCTGTTAAGAAAGCTTTCAGCCTCGCCGTTGTTGAAGTTCGCCCGGTAACGCTGTCCGCCCTTTTCGATAGCGTTCTGGTCGAATGGGCGGTTGCCGTCCACCATGCCCTTTACAAGCGCATCACGGCGGCGACGCTTGTCCCCAGCCTCACGGGCGCGGGCGTACATATCCCGCGTGTTCTGGGCCGACCGGATGCGCGTAGCCGGGACTTGGCCTGTGGGCGACAGGCTCTTAAGGTCGTAGACGGAATCGGACACAAGGAGCGGTTTGGGGCGGGTTTCTTGGAACGCAAGCAGAAAAGCTGTTGACAGGTCCGCTCTGGCTGTGCGAGCGTGGCGGCATGACGCCCCAAGAAAAGCGACTGCTCCGCGAAGTCCTTGACCTTATCTCAGGTGAAGCTAGGGCTGCCCGCAAGGAGGCTATCGCGTTCACCCACGAAGGAACCGAGACGGGCCGATGGGAAGCGTTTCGCTGGCGGCACTACGCTCATTCACTAGACGACATCCGCGCCATCATCAAGGACCGTTACAATGGCTACTAGCCCCACAGCACGCACCCTCAAGGTGCTTCGCGAAGCAGGCTGGCCCGCTCAGGTCGTAGAACGATGGTGCCAGTTCAGCCGGCGCAGGAAGGATCTGTTCGGTTGCATCGACATCGTTGCGCTTATCAACGGGAATGTCGTTGGCATCCAAGCCTGTGCCGGTTCATCCCATGCAGCACGGCGCAAGAAGTCGCAAGACGAACCGCTCCTGAAGGACTGGCTCTCCTGCGGTGCGCTCTTTGTGGTCTGGTCCTGGGCCAAGCAGGGACCGGCTGGGAAGGCAAAGCGGTGGACGTTCAGGATTGAAGGGTTGAAGAACGATACGGAAACGGTTGATGTGGAAGCGGACTGGTTGAAACGAGCACAGCAGATTCACGCGGATTAACAAGGATATGAAACCTTTTGACCTTAAGAAAGCGTTGGCTGGAGAACCAGTTGTGGCGAGGGATGGGAAAAAGATTGAGTTCTTAGCGCATGATCCTAAAGCTGGTGAAGGATTTAGGATTCTCGCAAGGCGTGATGGAGAAAGTTGCGCATACTCTTTTTACACGAACGGAAAACGTACTAATGGAGTTGAGATGCCATGCGACCTTTTCATGGCTCCCACTAAACGGGAAGGGTGGGTGCTCGTTTACGATGACTTGAGCACATCTCGGGTGTATAAGTCTAAATCGGAAGCGGAAGAAAGATTGATTCTTGGATACAAAGCAAAGGCGTGCCGAATCGAATGGGAGGAATGATCTCAACTAGCAAACCATGAGCAAATCAAAACTGCCCCGCAACGTTGTTGTCATCTCAGATACGCACGTTGGGGGACGAACCGCACTCTGCCCGCCCACTGTCCAGCTGGACGATGGCGGAGTCTATACGCCCAGCAAGCAACAGAAGATCCTGTACGGATGGTGGCGGGAGTTCTGGGATGATTTCGTTCCGCACGTCACAAAGGGTGAACCGTACGTGGTCGTTCATAACGGGGACTGCGTGGACGGAGCGCCCCATGGGTCAGTTGCTCAGATCAGCCATCTCATGGACGATCAGGTTGTTGCTGCGGTTGACTTGATGGGGCCGATTATCAGGAACAAGAAAGTCCAGTCGTACTACCACATTCGCGGCACGGAGGCGCACATCGGAAAGTCTGGTGAGCTTGAGGAGCGGACAGCTAAGGCCCTTGGTGCGGTCAAAGACGATGATGGTCGGTTTGCCCGTTGGGAGCTTTGGCTCCGCATGGGAGACGGCAAGAACGAGCATCTTGTTCACTTCCTGCATCACATCGGAAGCACCGGGTCCACCCATTACGAGTCCAGTGCCGTCATGGCCGAACTCGCTGCGGAGCTTACCGAGGCGGCGCGGTGGGGCGAGAATCCCGCTTCAGCTATTGTCCGTTCGCATCGTCACCGATCAATCGAAGTCCGTATCCCGTCCAGCCATGGATGGCGCTTTGCCGTTGTGACCCCGGCGTGGCAGCTTAAGACGCCGTTCGCGTACAAGATCCCTGGCGCACGGCTCGCCCCGTCCCAGATCGGAGGAATCGTGCTTCGCGTTGTGGACGGCTACCTGTTTACCGTCCCGTTTGTGAAAACGATTGCACGCGAAAGGCCGGAATGAACGAATATGACAACTAGAGAAACATTTGATAAGCACAATTCTGAGTACATCAAGTTTGATTTGGTTCAAAAAAAGCTCTCAAGCCGACCAGACATTCATGCGTTTTTACTCCTTGACTCAATGTTTCCAGGAACAAGCGACATTATTGATGGGGCGTCACATGATGAGATATACCTATCTGTTCCGGTTGACGATCTTCTTATGCGCGCGACCGAAGATCAAGTTGTAGAGCTTATCAGGTGTGGAGTTAGATACGACAGTTTTACAGACTCGCTGGCTATTTTTGTATAACCACACTATGGGAACCATCACAGAACAAGACTGGCTGGACGCACTCCGCTCTGAACAGGAGTCCGAGGCCACATTCGATAATCCTCCGTCCGACGCTTGGAAGACCGGCCCTGAAATCGCCAAGCTTATTGGAGTCTGCCCTACAGGGGTGCACCGTTACATCCCAAAGACTTGGGAAACCAAGAAGTTCCGTCGCCGAACGCGGGCTGGCATCAGGCCCATCCTCCACTACCGTCTACCAGCGTCCATCCGGACACTTGCTGGTCGTCATCCAAAGCTTGATCCCGGCGCACCCGCACTTGCGGCACGCCGTGTGAAACGGGGCTGATTCCCCTGACCAGTAACCACACGTCCTGCATGTCTGCAACCTTGCCTCAACCTGCTCAGACGTAGCAACAGGCATCCCAGCACGAACCCAGTCCCTAGCCGCCGCCGCGAACGACCTAGCCCGGTCCAGTAGCGACGGCGGTTCTGTGTTATGAAGGAACTGGAACGGAGGCAACCCGCGCTTCTCCATGTCCCTCTGGATCTCCTCGTTCATCCACTGCCATATCCGCTGGTCCAAGTCCATCGGGATAGGGTACTTGTTGTTTCCAAGGAAGGCCCGTGCCGAGGACAACAGCCCATCGGCTGTTTGAGCAAAAACGCGATGCCCGGTCTCCGGGTGAACCCATCGCCAACCACCCGGCGGCATTTCCGTGTTGTTAATAGGTGACAGCATAGGTGTCCTCTAAGAAGCATTCCTCCGCAAACTGCGCGTCCGGCTCCGAATCCTCCTTCTGCGCCTCCAGTTCAGGCGGCAGCTTGCCATTCGGGTAGAATCCGAGACGGCTTCGGCACAGTTCCAGCAGGATCATAAACGCATCGCCATGATCTGGGGAACGGTTGATACGGTCCTTCATTTCCCGCTTAGGCTCAACGAGCACCTTCGTTTCCCCGTCTTTCTTGGTGCTGTAGTGGCGGGCTGTCAGGTCTTCGATAATGGCTTGCGTTAGTCCCCGGATCTGTCCTGCCCTTACGTATTCCTTGCCCTGGTACCACAGTTCAGAAACGCGGTTGACGTACAGATCCTTGGCGGGCTTAGACGTGCCTGCGGAATCCGCGTAGCTATCGGATGGGGCGCCACCGAACTTGACGCCCAGAACCTGATTGCTCCACTCCTGGGACAGCAGGGTGCCAAAGCTAATGCCCGACCCGGTTGCGTCGTAAGCGGCATGGAACGGGGCGATGCCGCGAGACTCGCACTCCTGCTTGTACCGCTTCACGCATTGCAAGTCGTACGGGTCCTTGCTGGTCACGTCCTCACGGAATGGGACCGTCTCCTCATGGGCCAGCACCAGCTTGCCGTCCAGGGACCAGCCTAGCCAACCGAACACCATCGGGGACTGGTCGCCTCCAGACGTGAAGGCCGGGTCAAGCGCGGCAACCCGGATCCGCTTCTTCTCGGACCAGACCACCGGCTCCATGGAGCGGCCAGCGATTAGCTCAGACTCGCTGTAAATCACGTCCGCGACGCCAGCCGGGGCCAGGAAGGACCGGCACATGCGCCAGAACTGGATGGAATTTTCGCCCAGCTTCAGGTGTTCCTCGTACGTACGCCTCCCGTAAATGGGCCACTTGTCCTTATCGAACGCGAGGTTAGGCGACTTGGACCCGTCAAACCGGACGCACAAGCCGCCGTGCTTCGTCTCCCACTTCTCAGTGTTAACGTTCACGGACGACCAGCCCAGCTTGGGCTCCGTCAGGAGGCCAAACGGGTCCTGCGTGCCCTTGAAGTTGGACATGCCGATGATCTGGCAGTACGGGTTCGATACCAGATTGCCCCTGTACGCTTGCAGGATGCCCTGTGTTAGCTCCGCAAGCTCATCGGCTACCACGATCACCCTGGATTGCTTGATACCGATGAACCGGGCCACAGCCTCCTTCTCCTGGGACTGTTCGCAAGCAACCAGTTCGATCCCGCACTTGTCCGACCCAAGCGATTCCTTGCCGTCTGCCGTGCGAATTTGCCCAATGCTGTCCAGCAGCTTTCCAGGCAGTTGCACAGCGGAGTTCAGGAAGTATTCGCGGATCGACCCCCAGACACGCTTGCGAGCCTCCTTTAAGCTGGTGGACGTGACGAGCACCTTCGTTTCCAGCGGGGCAGCCTGCCAGTTCACCAGCGCCCACACCGCCCCGAAATCGGTCTTGCCAGCGGAAGCGCATCCGCTTATGCCCAGTTCGTTCCGGTCACAGGCGGCGTCCAGCATCTCGTCCGCCCAAGGGTGGAACACGAACTCCTTGTTGGCCTTAGGACCCCAGTACACGTTAACGATATACTTGAACCAGTCTTGCTTCCGCATCTGGCGGACCCGTGCGTCGTTGGACAGGGAGACCTTATCGGGACGGAGGAACAGGGTGGAGGCGAGCAGGAGCGGGTCCCACTTCATCTCCGCCGTGTCGCGGCATTCTATACCGAAGATGCGTTTGCTAGCCACCTAGAACGGGTGTGGGGCGGAGGTTTCTGGATAGCAAGATTGAAACTTTCTTAACTTTACGCTTGCTGGAAAACGTCTTTTAGTGTCCCATTCCGTTGTTGGGCGGCTTTGAGACGGTGCATCCGGGAAACCGAGAGGCACGCAAAGCTGAACGACTCGCCCCGGTTGTGCGAATACGCAGCCGGCGTAACCAGGTCCGGGAATCGCGTAAGGCGGCCCTCGCTTGGTAAACATGGAGCTGGCGGGAAACTCCCAGCTTAAAGTGCCGTGAGGAGTCTCACGGGACCTCGGCTGCCGCGAAAAGGCAGGGGTTCAGCAGGACGACCATGTCCCTTTAGCCGAGTGCGATAACGACCGCTGACCGACTGACGGTTAGTTGTGGTTGCAATCTCCCAGACTTGGGAGATTCCTCCTCCGCCCACTCCCTCCTTCTGGTTAGTTGGCCGGTTGCTGCCAAGCTATGAGCCGAAGAAAGAAGTATCGTAAGTACCTTAAGTCTCCTGAGTGGAGAGCGAAACGGGAGCAAGCGTTCGCAGCGTATGGACGCCGCTGTAATCGGTGTGGAGCGACTGATACCGAACTCCACGTTCATCACAAGCGATACGCAGAAGACCTGGATTCAATCCCGGTTAGCTGGCTGGAAGTGCTTTGCAAGACCTGTCATAAAGCGCATCACGACAAGGCGCACCGGGAGCGCAAGCAAAACAGAGCTAAGAACAAAAGGCGGTTTTCCAAGAAGCGAAAAAATCAGCACCTTGTCAACCTGATCCTAGATCACAACGCAACCGAACCTTCCATGTCCAAGAATCCTAACGCCTACACGATCTCCATAGAACAGTTCCAAGCCGCCCAGACCCGGGCTATCGAGGAGCGATACCACAGCAGCCGTCCTAGGCCGTCTGACTGGCGGTGCGGCTTTCCCAGCAAGAGCAGGGCGCAGAAGCGGCTGGAGCGGGCAGAGCGGATCATGGACGGAAAAGATGCGGGCGACACTTGACAGTACGGGGTGGACGGTGCGAGCTTGTGGGCATGACAAACGAGGTTTTCAAGTGGGCCTTCCGCTTCGTGGGCTGTTGCATGTTTATCAACTCCGTTGTGGGCTTGGTGGACGGGATCAGCAGGAAGGACACGGTTCTAATCGGTATAACGACGGCTATGCTGGTGTGCGGCTTTTTTATGATGATTGTGATCGGAAGCGACTTTGACGAAAAGGAGAATGAATGACCGCCGCCGCCCTAACCTTCACTGAATCGCTTATCTGCGGAGTCCCTGTCTGCCACGTTCGCTACGGCACTGTCCTAGTTGGCCGGATCAATATGAGCGGATACCTGTGCTGGTCGTTCCAGCCGATCCTAAATGTGGACGGGTACACTGCGGAGCAGTTGCAGGAGATTGCTGGATGGATCGAGAAAAAGGTGAACCATGTTTAGCATCAAGCAAGAAGTCCAAAAGCTGATCGAAGAATATCAGATCCAATGCGAAAAGCTTACACGTGAACAGCTTGTTGAAGCCATTCGTCAAGCTGTTGAATGCGGAGACTTCGCTAGATACGTTAGGGAATCTGGAAAATCTCAGACTGTTGTCTATATTCCATACAGGGAATTCGAAATGATTTCTGGACGGTACAACGAGTTGCTGAACGCCCTTAAGCGTCCGATGCAGGATGAATCCAGACACGAAGCTGTTCTTAGAGCTATCCGCAACCAAAACGAATCAGACGAACGAACACCGTTTGGGAGCTTTTCATAATGCTTAACCCTCTAGGAATGGCGGATCCGGTCCTAACCTTCTCTGAACCTGACGCAGCCGGTTACGTGGAGGTTCTGAAGCCTAACGGTGCACCTGCCGGGTACATCCATAAAGCAGGCGGCTCTTACGTTGCTGATCTGCGCGTTACGAGCATGACGTTCAGGGAGCTTCTAGCCGTGACGCTCCACACAGCTACGCTGGAGGACGGTGGCGGGAAGAACACAGCCAGCGTTATGCAGGCTAGGTGGCTGCTGGCTGCGCTTAAGGTAGCTGCTGATTCTCTTGACAACCTTGGACAGTCCGTGGCTTCATAGGACCAGAACGGTATGCCCATGACCCCAGAGGAGTTGCTGTCCGCGATAGCCTGCCTGAAGCGGGACAAGCCGGCCAACTGGAAGCAGCAGGCTAAGGCTTATCTTAGGATGCTCCAGGCTGTTGCTGACCCGGAGGACCGCGAGGCGATGCTGACGCTACAGGACTTCTCGGAGCGGACAGGGCGTAAGGAGTTTCCGGTGGGGCGCGGGCTGGTGCCGTTCTGGAACCAGCCTATCCCTAGGCCAGAGTATGGAGCGGATGAAATCTTTGAAGTCTGATATGACCTTCCCCTACGTCCTACAGGAAGCAACCGCCATAGCATGGTTCAACCTTGCTGCTGCGGCTGCGTACAACCCTAAGCTTGTCGATGCGTACATTGACCGGATGATGGCGGCTATTAAGGGGGAAGACTGTTCAATCGAGTAATGGCATGAGCACAATCGACCATCCTTCGCACTACAACGCTCACCCCAGCGGTATCGAGTGTATCGTTGTGGCTGAGCACTACGGGTTCAACCTCGGCAACGTCATCAAGTACCTGTGGCGAGCGGAGGAGAAAGGGGCGTCGCTGGAGGATCTGAAGAAGGCCCGTTGGTATCTGGAAAGGGAGATTCAGAAAAGGGAGAATCAGGCTTAACATGCCAACTAGAGACAACGGCCCCAGGGTCATGCCGCCCAGAGCGTCCACAGGACGCAGCTACGGATCAGCCACGCGAGACACGGCTTGGTCCGAGGCTAGGAGGATCCGCAGCCAGCTTAAGCCGGTTGAAACCCAGCAGGCCGTTGCCAGCCAGCTTTGTATCAGCAGGCAAGCGGTTGAACAGATCGAACTGAGGGCACTAGCTAAGGTCGCCCATGCGTTTAGGGGCATGAAAGGGCAGAAGATATGAAGTGTGAGCATGAGTGTGCTGAGATTGTGGCCTGTACTTCGTTCTCTGACTATATTGTTCAATGGTGCCCTACATGCGGATCGCTTAGGAAGGTAAAGGACGATGACTGGCACAACGTCAAAAATACTTCCTATTTGTGGAAATCTCCAACCTCCCAATCCGGAATCTGCCCCTGCGGGGGCTATCAGGTTCGAGCTTACGACGCCGCACTTGACAGCTACCGCTTGGTGTGCGAGGAGTGTGGGAGATGAAGGAACAAGACAGCAACAGCATATCCCAATCAGAATATATGGCTCTTGCAAAAAAATCCAGCCACAGAGTCATGTCGTCTCCATCTTTTAAACACTTTACAAAACCGCACATGACGCACCTTCATGCAGTTACCGAATTTGGAAATGACGATGAACCTCTGTGCTCGTTTATCCAGCGAGGAAGCAAGTTCAAGTTCTACCGTGGATGGCCCGACTGGAGCGATTGGATGAAGTCCAAGCATTGATTTCATCACGAAAAGATGTAAATGGTAGCAGTATTTTGATAGCCATGAAGGAAGACCCAAACCGCTCCACTCTCGTCCAACAGTTCAACGACGCCTTTGAGCGGGCTAACGAGGCTTGTGGCGATATGAAGCGGATCCAGCGGGAACTGGACGGCAAGCCTACCAGCATCCGTTTCACGTACAGGGCGCCTGGAAAGAATGGGGCGGCTAGCTCCGCTTCTGTGAGGACTGGAAAGTGACGGACATGGATGCTCCGTTTCCGTTCAAGCTTTACAAGTGCGCTGGCTGGGATGATCGTTACGCAGTGGATGGATGCTGGGCTCAGCCTGAAGGGTCAGCTTCAGAATGGCGCGAAGTGATCGAAGCCATGAAGGCAAGAAAGACCTGTTCTCCTGGAATCAGGCTGCATGCTGAGGAGGACGTTTACGGTTACGTCCTGAGCAGCCCTCGCAATCAACATGACCTCATGGATGCCGTGTTCATTCCGAACGCACATCTTGCTAGCTGGATCGAGGCGGCTGAAAAGGTACTAGGAGAACAATGCAACCAAGACAGACCTTCCGCGGTTACGCCCCGTTGATCTTCGTCTTCGGATCTAACCTCGCCGGGGTACACGGGGCTGGAGCGGCCCTGTTCGCACGCGAGAAGCATGGGGCGGTTCTGGGCGTTGGGCACGGGCTAACAGGAGCAGCCTACGCTCTCCCGACCAAAGACGAAAGCATCCGCACACTCCCGCTTGACAGGATAGCTGGATACGTGCGAACCTTTATCAAGTTCGCTGAAGACAATCCAGAACTGGACTTCCAGGTTACACGGGTTGGATGCGGGCTGGCAGGATACACGGATAAACAGATTGCACCGCTGTTCAAGGGATCTCCCGAGAACTGCATCATGCCTGTTGAATGGCTGGAGATACTGAACAGACAATGACGACCTCAGACAGAGTTTCCATTTGCCTAGTAGCCGTCTTCCTGTCCTTCCTCCTCTTTAGCTGGGGCGTGTACGCTCTAGCCGCTTCCAAGGCGATCCTGAGCAGCGTGTTCGAAGCTGGAGAGGATGAGGACGGGGAAGACGGTGAGGACGGGGAAGGAAACGCAGAGCCAGTAGGCCCAGATGGGAGCGGGGACGAAGTGGACCCTGCTGATTGGTGGAAGAAGGAAGGAACTGGAACAAAGCAATAAGGCCCATGAAAGTAACCCTAATCTCCACGACCCAACCCGTCCCAGCCCTTCAAGAACAGGGCATCCGCACCGCAGAGGACTTAATTGTTTACTGCGCCCGCGTCTCCAACCCGGACAACCAGTTTAACGTCTCCACTGGCCCTAAGCTGCTGCGATACTGCATCGAACATGGGCACTGGTCCGTGTTCGAACAGGCCAGCATGACCGTAGAGATTCAGACCAGCCGGGCTATTTCCGCCCAGATCCTGAGGCACAGGAGCTTCTCGTTCCAAGAGTTTAGCCAAAGGTATGCTGTTGTGGACGAGGAAGCAGGGCTTGGGCTGTGGGAGTCCGTTGAACTCCGGGAGAAGGCCAAAGGCGGGAACCGACAGGGAAGCGGCAAGGATCTGTTTGAACAGCCCTACAGGGATTCCATCCTAGGAACTGTTGCCATGGATTCCATTGCCGCGGCTTTCCTTGCTTATAAGATGCTCGTATCGCAAGGCGTAGCCCCAGAATGCGCTCGCATGGTCCTCCCGCTTTGCACCCGGACCACCCTCTACATGACCGGCTCTGTCCGTTCCTGGATCCATTACCTCAAGCAACGCCTTGACAGCCACGCCCAGAAGGAGCATCGTGACGTTGCTGAAGCGGTCCTAGCCGTGTTCAAGCAGCAGTTCCCGGTGTGTGCGGAAGCAGCAGGATTCTAAGCCATGAAAGATAAGAAGCGAACCACTCAGGATTCACCACGAAAAAAGGGCAAAATTACCCCATCTTGGCCGATCATCTACGGGCTTGTCGGACCGAGCGGCAGGGATCGAGGAGTATTCCAAACGGAATGGGAGGCGTGGGCTGAAGCGTTCTATATCCAACCGTTTAAGACCAAGATGCGAATCGACAAAACTGACGAATGTTACCGCCGCGCCCTCCAACACCTGGGCTGGCGCGTGGTCAAGGGGCGGTTCGTGGAGGAAGGGGGTGCAAAGTGAGTAACCCTAACAAACCATCCTTACAGTACGTCGTGGACTGCTGCTGCTCCCACATCCATCACCCGTTCACACTGGAAGAAATCGTCCAAAAGATCGAAAGCGGGACGTACAACGCTGAACTGCTGTTGCAACACCTGTTGGTGTGGGTGGGGGAGAATATGAGGAACGCCTCGCCGTCAGCCACCCCGAACGCGAAGGACAGTCATGAAAGCTGAGCGCAAAGATGGGTTGGCTACACGGGCTGGTTCGGCGTGGAAACTAGTAACCCAGCAGGCTCCGCAACGTGATGTGACGGTGGAAACCAAGATTGAGGACGGTCGCGGCGTGCGAAACCAGACCACGCTCAAGCTGCACGGGAACCTGTGGTTCATCCCGGATATGAGCATGTACGTCTATTACAGCCCAACGCACTGGAGGCATCTGCCGAACGCAAAGCTGATAGACGCCTGGGAGATCGGCGTCGAACAATACTAAAACGTAATCACGGCGGTCTCTCCAGCGCCGGGTTAGGCCAAATTATGACAACCAAAATCGGAGCCAAAGCAAAAGACCCAACGGCAAAGATACTCCTGAAAGCCGCGCTCAAGTGGATACGCAGAATCGAAGAACGGGCGGAAGACCTGCCGCCGTCCTTCCTAGACAACTGTGACCCGAAGCCGCTGCGGAAGGAAATTGAACGCTATTTGGCCTAACGCCGAAGTGACTCACGGCGATAGCCGTTGAGTCCACTGATTTGTTCGCACTTTTACGATTATGAGAGAACCAGAAACACTGAAAGAACTGAAGGCGGAAATACTCCGACAACTGGAGAAGTCCGAAACCGTGACCATCATACTCACCGAGGGCGATGGCATACACGAACTGCTCGAATCCATCACGGATGGTATCAAGGGAACCGAGGAATTGAATAGGCAATGCGAAAATATGGCGATCCGATTCTTTGTGCGAACGCAGGATAGACTGCATACGCGCATCCCATCAACCCCAACAGCAACCACCCCATGACAACCACCCTGAACCACATCGACATCGAACACATCATCCGTAAGCACATGGAGCTTCAATCGCTCCTTACGGATGGGCCAAAGGTCCTGCACGTTGAGATCCGAACATTCGGAAAGGACGGAGGCCCA